CTTGTTTGATGATGAAGCTGCGAGCCCTGTCCAGTGGACAGGGCCTACTTGTTTGATGATGAAGCTGCGAGCCCTGTCCAGTGGACAGGGCCTACTTGTTTGATGATGAAGCTGCGAGCCCTGTCCACTGGACAGGGCCTACTTGTTTGATTTCCAGGACGTTCCATTCCATTCGGACACTTGGTTTTTGTTACGGTTTTTCGCGATTTTTTCGGAGCCGCCGCCCCAGGCGTGTCGGCCATGCACGCACTAAAGACAACCCTCAGAATTTTTTAAAATAAAAAAGACTTTTTTTGCGTGTACATGATAAAATGAGGTTCAGCCAAAGGAGGTTTCATGGAACCGATTCTTGTTAGAGAAGCCGTAAGATCCTACTCGTCGGGCATTAAGATCAACCTGTATCAATGTGGGTTTTGCGGGTCAGAATTCGAATGTACGCCTGGAAACATCAGGCACGGAATCACCAAGTCATGCGGATGCCTTAAACGTGGCCCAAAACCTACGACGAAACGCAAAGTGTCAAGTTGCAGACTGGGCCGACCTCTAAAGCCTGACCTGATCGAGAACACGCAAAACGCTCCGAAGTTAATCAAGACGTTCACATCGCAGACTCCCGGCGGCGGCAAGAAGAACCTGTATGAATGCGGCTATTGCGGCACAGAGTTTGAATCAACACCAGGAAACGTTCGGCATGGTTTTAAAAAGTCATGTGGATGTCTAAATCGTGGTCGACCAGGAGACGGCAGATCAGGCGAAAGACTTTACACCACATGGTCTGGCATGAGGCAAAGGTGTAGACCGGGTCAACACACATCCAAGCACTATGGTGATCGCGGAATTACTGTATGTGAGCAATGGCAGAAGTATGAGTGTTTTCGCGACTGGGCTTTGCAAAGCGGGTATTCCAGCGAACTGACCATAGATCGTATTGACGTAAACGGGCATTACACGCCTGAAAATTGTCGGTGGGCGACACGGCAGGAGCAATCGCAAAACAGGAGATGCAACCAATTCACAAAGAACGACATACAAGAGATAAGGAGGCTCTGGGGGAACGGAGTAGACTGCGTCAGAATAGCAAGGAAATTTGGTCTTCCGCGATCAAGCAGATCTCACATACTAAATATCGCTAAAGGGAAGAATTGGTCAAATATTAGCGATCAGTAGCCTCCCCCTCACTCCCATCTTGTTATGCACATCTGCTTATGTTATGATATGTATATGGGATTATACGGATCGTTCAAATCGCTGTTTCGCGGCAAAACGCCCTACTCCGGTTGGGGTGGGATGGGTGGTGGATATCGCCCGTATAGCGTTTGGTTGCCAGGAACAACGTACGATTACACGGAAATGCTTATCCAGGGTTTATGGAAGAACTCCACGGTAGCTTCCGGTATCGACTGGCTTGCCAGGAACTGGTCCGTCCCGAATCTACAGGTGGTGCGAGTGGATGACGAAGGAATCGAAGATCCGATTCATAATCACCCTGCATTGACATTGTTACGTCGTCCTCACCCTTATGTGGGCGAAGCAGCGTTTGTCGGTGCATATGTCAGGGACGCAAGCTGTTACGGCAATGTCTGGATCGAAAAGATCAAAAATCGCCTGGGCGAGCCAGTGGAGTTGAAGATCTGGAGGGCTGATAAGGTTTCTCCCCTCTTTCCAACGGACGGATCAGATTACCTCACAGCCTGGCGATACAACATCAACGGGAAGATGCTGGACGTTCCTGCGGACAGGGTGATTCACATCCGTCGTTATATCGACATGGATCAGGATCGGGTCGGCTGGAGTCCTCTGCTCGCCCATGTGCGTGAGATTGCTGTTTTAAACGAGGCATCCACCTACACAGCCTCTCTGCTTCGCAATTTTGCGGTTCCTGGGCTTATCGCGACCCCCAAGGGTGATTTCACGGTCTCAGAGGACGACGCCAAGGCGATCAAATCTCGGCTCAAGGATGCCCTCACAGGTGACCAGCGTGGAGACCCTACCGTTTTGACGGGTGCTTACGAACTGCACAAGATGGGATTCACGCCGGAAGAGATCGGTCTGGTAGAGATTCCCAAGTCGGCACAGGCTACGGTTCTCGCGGCAATGGGGCTGAACACATCGGTTCTGGGGCTGAACACAGACAACACGGGTGCATACGGAACCTACGCAGATGCCATCAGGGCAGCATACGTCCACGGATTGATTCCGTTGCAGAAGGTTTTTGCGGACGAGATGACGCACCAGCTTTTGATCGACTTTGAAGATCCTGAGGAAGTCAGGTCCGGTCGAATCAAGTTCACATTTGATTATTCGCCAGTTGAGGAGCTTGATGACCGTGAACAGATTGCAGCCAATCGTGCGATTCGTCTTCTCGGTGGTGGAGTTATCACTATTAATGAGTCTCGCGATATCGTTGGCTACGGCAAATCTGATTCACCAGATGCTGACTCGCTTGGGATCGCTAGGGATGAAATTCGCAACGAGATTCTACCCCAGGCTGATCCAGCTAAAACAACGGTTTCTGAAGGCGATAACATCGGGTCGGTAAAGGTTCCTGCCAGCACAGGTGAACGGTCCAAGATCGAGGGCGAACGCAATAGCGATTCCCTGTCTCCCAGTCGATCAGGGGTGAACAAGGCTTTAGTCCAGTCTTATGTGAGCTTGCTGGCAGAACTGGAAGAATACGAGTCACGCGAGGGTTGGACAGACATCGAGGAGGTCTCCTAAGGATGCCAGATTTCATCCAACTCCCAGCAACGCTCAATATTTCGGCAGTCGCCGGAGACGATGTGCAGATGGTGGTCACGGTTGCTCCCGCAACGGACTGCTCCAGCACGATCAGCATAGCCAACATGACATTTGCGGCAGCGTTCAAGACCTCCAACCTGACCTACAACGCAACGACCTCGGCTAACTCCACCACAGGGAAGGTTACGGTAACGTGGTCAGACAGTCAGACGACTGCTGCTGGTGCTGGTAGCTACAAGTGGTGGATGACGTTCACAGATGGTGATATCACGAAAACCCGTCTCGCTGGCAATTTCCTGGTGATCCCCCGTGGCTGATCCAATCCAAGTCAGGGTTCGGCTCGAACCTCCTGTGAATGTTGTTGTCTCTCCTACAAATCAGGTGAGCGTTCAAGCCCCCGTTCAGGATACGTATCGGGTTTCGGTATGCGTTGCCGAGAAGGGTTCAAAGGGCGACACAGGGGCGACAGGCCCACAAGGGCAGCCGGGGCAAACCGGGGCAGCAGGCTCGAATTTAGCAAGCCTTGGCGATGTCCAGCTATCCAGCCTAACGCAAGGCGATCTACTCAGCTACAACCAATCAATCAGCAAATGGGCAAACATCAAGCAGTCAGTTGTCACTGACGGAGGAAATTTCTGATGGCAAATCCAATCCGAATCAAGCGAAGAACATCGGGTGCAACAGGTGCGCCATCAGGCCTGCTCAACGCCGAGCTTGCGATGAACGAAGTTGACAACACCCTATATTATGGCTTTGGCGACACGGCAGGATCAGCCTCGTCGATATTGGCTATTGCTGGGCCGGGGGCGTTTCTAACTCTTAGCTCAACGCAAACGGTCAGTGGCGACAAGACGTTCTCAGGCAATTTAATTGCCGTAACCCAGACTGGATCGGATAACAGCACCAAAGTTGCAACGACAGCGTTTGTGACCAGCAAATTATCCAATCTGACCAATGTGGTCAACACGTTCAACACTCGTACAGGCAATGTGACGCTCACATCCTCGGATGTGACAACGGCACTGACCTATACGCCTTTGACAAACACAAACCCATCAGTTACAGGCACGCTGGCTGTTTCTGGTGATACGACGATCACGGGCAACCTGACTGTCAACGGCACAACGGTCACAATTAATTCGACGACAGTCAACGTAGACGACAAGAATATTGAGCTGGGTGCAGTTGCAACGCCCACTGATACGACTGCTGACGGCGGTGGTATCACCCTCAAAGGCGCAACTGACAAAACGATCAACTGGTTTTCGGCTACAGGTGCTTGGACGATCTCTGAGCATGTCTCGATTGCATCTAGCAAAGAATACCGCATCAATGGTGTTTCGGTGCTGACATCCAGTACGCTGGGCAGTGGAATTACGGGATCAAGCCTGACATCGGTCGGCACAATTGCTACTGGTACTTGGCAAGCAACAGCGGTTGGCGTGGCTTATGGTGGCACTGGTGCTACAACGGCATCGGCGGCTCGAACAAATTTAGGGTTGGCGATTGGAACGGATATCCTTGGCACATCAACGACAATTGATGGGGGTACGTTCTGATAATGGCTCAGACCATCCAGTTAAAGCGATCCTCCACATCTGGTGCGACACCTTCTGCTGGCAGTTTGTCGGCGGGTGAGTTGGCTGTAAATACAGCAGATGGTAAGGTCTTTCTGAAAAAGGCTAATGGGAATGTCGTAGGTTTAACTGATGGATTGCAAACCTCGCTGGCAAATATCACTCATGCCAATAGCACGCTGATTAGCGGCACGAATTGGGTGAGAGGTGATGTTCAGGTTTATACCAGCGGGTCGTACACGAAGAAGCAATACAACGGTTTTTACAGTACCACAAACGGTGCGGAGCCAGCCTCTTTTCAAGTTGGATTGGCTTGCCTCACAACATCGACAAACGCTTTGCACGACGAGCATTTTCTGGAAGTTTCGGAATCGGGTGTTTTTCTTGGTTCGTCTGACCTCGCAGTCAACAGTCTCAGCCAGTTATACGCCCAGAGAGACAACATACAAGTTACATTTGCACCGGGCGACACTCATTCGAATCAGCGGACTCAATTGTCCATGATTTCTGGGTCGATTGGCGATCTGACAGGGAATTCAACTTCGACTAGTTTGACCAGTCAGAATTCTGACGACCAAGTTGGAATCCAGCTTGCCAATAACGGGACGCATGCTTTAGCTACTCTCTTGATGCCGACAACCCTGACATTGCTCTATGGGGCAAACTCGATCCTAACCAGAGGATATGCTGATTCACGTTATTTGGCAAGCACGCAGACGATCACGAATACGTTCAATAATCGCACGGGCAATGTTTCGCTGACTTCAAACGATGTGACTACGGCACTGACATTCGCACCATTAACTTCCTCGACGCCTCATTCTAATCTGTCATTCACAGGCACATCCACCTCGAGTCCATTTAACTTTAAAGTCCAGAATGCAAACGGATCAAAGCTAATTTCGATGTTGTCGGTAACCGCTGGTACATCAGATATCTATTTATCGACAACGAATACTCGCGCTAACGGGCAGACAGACACGTATTACCCGTTTATTCGGCTGTATACCGATCCTGTTTATCCAGACATCAATGAAGGAAAATTGCTCCTTCAATACAATTACACAGCAAACGCAAGCACTGGGCCTTATTACAACACCTCAATTCAGATCAGCAAAACAAAGGCTGAATTCTTCGCCCAAACTTACACGTTCACCGATTATAGCTTGTTGACAAGGGTTTATGCCGACACTCGTTACGCAGCAATTGGAAGTAGTAGCGGTGGAATCTTTGATGGCGGGTCGGCATCTACCAGCGACAACACGTTTGATGGAGGCTCCGCAACAGGATGAGCAAGATACAACTTCGGCGTGACACTGCTTCTGCCTGGACATCGGCCAACCCAACGCTTTCGCCGGGCGAACTAGGCTACGAGACGGACACTGGTAAATTCAAAATTGGCAATGCCGCAGGAACAGCCTGGACATCCCTGTCTTATGCAGCAGTCACAGCTTACGGCGACCTTAGCGGAACGCCATCGGCATACAGCTTGCCTACAGCAACCACATCGGTTCTGGGCGGGGTCAAAGTCGATGGAACAACAATTACGATTGCCAGCGGGGTTATCAGTTCTTCCGCATCATCGTACAGCTTGCCCACAGCGACCACAACGGTTCTGGGTGGAGTCAAGGTTGATGGCACATCCATCGCAATCTCTAGCGGTGTGATCAGTTCGACATACTCCTACACTTTGCCAGCAGCATCGGTATCCGTTTTGGGGGGCGTTAGGATTGGAACAGGTGTTGGCCTCGATGCAAACGGGTTCTTGACGGCTGATGTTAAACTTGGTGCAAACAGCTTTACAGGCACGCAAAACCTACAGGATAACGAGCTGACCCGAGCCAAACTTCGAGACTATTCCGAAACCGTCTCCAGCCCAACAATTTCATCAGGAACGCTGACGTTAAACCTCGAAACATCGAATATCTTCACGGTCTCGCTCAACGCAGCCATCACCACTCTGACGATATCCAACCCTCCTGCAAGCGGTTCCGGTGGCTCATTTACCCTGATCTTTACCGCAGATGGTACAGCTCGGGCAGTCACTTGGCCTGCGGCAATTAAATGGGCTGGCGGAACCGCGCCAACGATCACATCGACATCCGGTAAGGTGGATAGCTTTGCGTTCTTCACCAGCGATGGTGGAACGAGTTGGCAGGGTTACGTTGGAGGTCAAAACTTCTAATGCTAGCCAATATTATCCGCAATGCCCGAAAGACGGCAACAAGCGACCCATATTTCTCCAGCGTTTCGCTCCTGCTGCACATGGACGGGGCGAATAACAGCACGAGTTTTGTGGACAGCGGGCCAAATGCAGCAACAGTGACTGTGAATGGCAATGCTCAGATCAGCACGGCGCAGAGCAAGTTTGGTGGAGCTTCTGGCTATTTTTACACAAATAGTGCGGTAAATGGCCTCGGGAATTACATAAAAATAAACAATCCAAATACGGTTTTTGGTTCAATTTCTGGTGATTTTACAATTGAGACTTGGGTTTATTTTACGACTGCTCCACCCGGCAATGGAAGCGGATATGAAAATCAGTTAATTGGGCAGTCAACTTGGCCGGAATCCAATCCAGGGAACTGGTGGGGCTTTTACGCAGTCTCTACCGGATTATATTTTTATGCAGCGGGCGGTGGGTCTTTCATTTTGACTCAGAGCGCAACCTTTACTTGGTCAACTGGTAGGTGGTATCACGTTGCAGCAGTACGACAAAACGGCAATCTACGTCTGTATTTAGACGGCGTGCAGACCGGAACAACAACATCTGTAACAAAGACGATCTTTGCCGACAACGTACGTCCTCTTGCTATTGCAGCAGATTCAACTGGCGGTAAACAAGCAATGGATGGCTATTTAGATGACATCCGAATTACCAAATACGCTCGCACAATAACCGTACCAACAGCCCCATACCCCAACGCATAAGGCGCAGTCATGCAATATTGCCAAGTCAATCCAAACGGTCAAATCTCCGGCCCACAGTGGCTACCACAGTCATTCACGACTGTCAGCAATTTTAATGCCCTCGACGATGCGAGTTTAGCCACATACGGCTATTACCCATACACCCCATCGCCAATCCCATCGTTTAACCCTGCCACACAGCGGCTTTCTCAGAGCTTTGCTTTCGATGGCACATTCGTGAGCGATACGTGGACGGTCATTAATCTGACAGCCGAAGAACAACAGGCTTATGTAATTCAAAGGCTCACCGAAATCGGCAACGGCATCGGCTCATTTCTCGATCAAGCGGTGTCCGTGAAGCAATACGATTCCATCCTTTCAGCCACAAGCTGGACTCTGAGCAACATCACAACTTACAAGTCTGAAGGTGATGCCGCAATCGCTTATCGCGACACTATCTGGAGCTTGTTTTATAGCATGGTTCAGGCTGTTCAGGCAGGCACACAGGCACTTCCAACCGTGGGCGAATTCTTCGCATCCCTGCCACCACTCTGGCCAACAAACAACGGCAACGGCACATCCAACGGAACTGCTAACGGGCCAATCTGGTGACTTTCAGTGCCGCTGCTAAGAACTTTGTGTTTCTGATCACAGTTGCAATCGTGCTGCTGATTGTTGATCTGATCAAGTGGCAAAGCGGCGGCACAACCTGGAGCGAGGCGATCTGGGAAGTCAATCAGCACAGTCTCAGCTTTGCACTCGGTGTTGGAATCGTCCTGGGCCACTGCTTCACCGTTCCAAAGGGGCTAAAATGACCGGAAAAGAACTGTTGGACTGGTTCATGAGAAGACAAAAGCCAAGCCTTGAAGAAATGGCGAAACGCCTCGCACGGCAAAAAGCAATTGAACGGTATGCAGTGGATTCCAGACGGCACGCCCAGTTGGTCACCCAGCTCGTTAATGTGCCTGCTCCGGTGTTTCAGAACTATCTGGATGACCCAGACTACACCTGGAATCCCAGCGTTATCCCAGTGCCACCTAAACCAAGGCCAATCTGATGCCGCCAGTTGTCAATTACACCTACGCAGCCAGACTCGAACGCATCGTCGATGGTGATACCGCTGTCTTGATGATTGACTTGGGTTTTGACATGCAAACACGGCAGCATGTGCGGTTCAAAGGCTACAACGCTCCAGAAATGCACAAGTCGCTCGCAATGGAAGGTATTAGAGCCAAGGCTGAACTGGAAACGCTTCTATCGGGCAAGCAATTGGTGATCACAACCACTCAAGACTTTCAGCAGACTTTTGCACGCTATCTGGCCGATGTTTACGTGATTCACCAAACCGGCATCGAATCTGTGTCAGAACATATGATCAAATCTGGATTCAACGTAAAGCAGGGGGATTGATATGAGCGAAGACGAACTGAACAATCTGCCGAGCCTTCAAGGCTACATCAACGTCGAAGAGCTTAAATCAACGCTCCTAAAGGCTTTCGGAACAGGCTCGGTTTCGGCTTTGATTCTAACCCTTCTGACTGTCATCCTCGAGAACCTCAGCAAGATTTATGTAGGTCCGGCAGCAGCAGTCGTAATTTCAGTCGCATCCGCTTTGGCAGCATTGCTTAAGGCTCATCAGGTCGGGATGAAGTATTTACAAGAGGGCGAGTAACAGGTTATAATATGCTTATATGAAGAGGCCTAGAAATGTCGTCTTCCGTCGCCACCGTGTCAGCATACGACCGCACCGCACCCCAAGACCCCAAACGGATCTTAGCGATGCAAACACCCGACCCCTCGTTCGACCTCCTGAACCCCAATGTGGGATGGGTGATCGGCCCAATTGCTGTCACAACAAACTGGGTGGGGGCCAACTTGGTGAATGTCGATCTGAGCTGGGCAGAGTTGCTATACAGCGTTGCGGCTGTGATATATGCAAGTGCGGGCTTAGTGAAGAGCTTCAAAGAGAAGCGGCAATCCAACTCCTCCCCGACATCAAAATCATCTTCGACTGACAAAGAAGAGACAATCGACCTGAAATAACCTCCGTCCCCAGAAGGGTAAGGTGATCTAAGTGCCGGTTGGTCAAACGGTTCCATCTATCCCAACCACTTGAAAGGTGAGCAATCATGTTTATCGAAGCCATTTTCTTGTACGCCGCACAGCCGGAATGCCCAAAAGGCAATTGCGATCCAGTCCAGCAACCAACGGCAGCAATCGTAACGGTTGAACGCCCTGCCAAATTAATTACCTTGCCGCCTCGCCCAAACAACGGTGGTCGCCGCCCACGGAAATCGCTTTTCCACAGCAAGCCAGCGGCAACGCAAATGAATTACATCTACATCTGTCCCAGCGGGGCATGCAAATAATGTTTACCCAACTCATCATACGCCTGATGACTCCACTGATCGTGGAAGTGATTAAGGAACTGCTTCAGCAACTCGCCAGGGGCGAAGTCGTGAGCCTCAACGAGGAAACGGTTAAAGCCGCAATGGTTCAGCGTGAAGACGCTATTTCCAAAGCAGTAGCCGCAGCGACAGCTGGCCTGTGATACGGGTGTTCGCCACTTTCGGATACATCATACTTGGAATTCTTATCGGTTTGTCCTTGTGTCTCTACTGGTCTATGGATGACGACTGGTATGAGAAGTGGGAACACCAGGACAAACCGGAAGGGTGGGATTGATTATGCTTTTCGCTGCACTGATGCTACTTGGGCAGACCTCGATCCCCTCTTTCAATGTACCTCCGGTGACGGAAGTTTCCATTGTTTTTGTAGATAGAGGCAGGACGTATGTTGTTGGAACACAATCTGGAACAGTCAAGGCTTATGACGGGCAGGAAACTGACCCTGAAAAGAAGCCCGTTCCACCGAACCTGACAGGCCTTGCAAACGAGTTCTGGTCCATAGTGACCATTACTGTGCCTGACAAGGCAAAACGCAAGCAAGGGGCATTAGCCCTCGACAAATCGATACAGATAACTGAAGCACAGGCTGGAGCGTTGGGCCTCGACATGGCTCAGGTCATCGGAGTATTGGCAAAGAGTGCTGACGATAATGGGATTCGGACTTATTGGTCTGGCGTGGCTCTTGGCGATCTGCTTGCAAGCAAGGGATACAAGACACGCGAAGAACTGCTGGCGGCATTAGCTGAAATCAAGAAAGCCTGTGAGGAGTTGAGCAAATGACACCTTACGATGCCCTCAACTTCGGTTTCGGCTGGCACAAAGATCCTCAGGAAGTCGCTCGAATCGTTTCCGAAAACGGAATTCAAGGCTTTTCCGCAACTGCTCCCCACCTCATGGACTCCACCCCCACTGGGCCTGTCATACTGACAAAGTACATGGACATGGTCTGGGGCAAAGATAAATGGATTTACAATCAGGGTTCATGCGGATCATGTGTTGCTAACGGTGCTGCTATGGCGGCAGAAATTCTTGTGGCCGAAGACATAACAGATAAAGGTGCTGAAAATCCCGGTCGCCTTGACTGCATGTCCATTTACTGGGGAAGTCGTGTCGAAATTGGTGGTGGTAGGATTTCAGGGGAAGGCTCTGTCGGAGTCTGGGCGGCCCAGTATTTGCAGAAATACGGCGTTCTCCCCCGTAAGAAATACGCATCCGTAGATCTTACAAATTACAGTGCAGCCCTCTGCTGCTCAAGTTATGCCCGTAAAGGTGTTCCAGACGACCTCGAACCAACGGCAAAGCTCCACCCAATCAAGTCTTACGCCAAGGTTGACTCTTGGGACGAACTCGTCAGTGCAATCACCTCCGGCTATCCCGTCACAGTCGCTTCCGATCAGGGGTTCAGTTACAAGCGTGATGCAAACGGATTCTCAGCCCCTAAAGGCTCATGGTCGCACCAGATGATCATCATTGGGATTGACCTCTCGGACGAGTCCGCAGTGATCCTCAATTCATGGGGCAACGACTGGATCTCAGGCCCGAAACCCGACTGGATGCCCGCTGGTAGTTTCAAGGTCCGCAAGAAAACTGCGGAAAGCATGCTTAAAGAGGGCGATTCCTGGGCCTTCAGTGACCTGACTGGCTGGACTCGCAAAGAAATCCCCTGGGCAAAACTCAATTGGTAGCCTGGTCTTTGTTCCTGCTGTATTTCTACCTGTACTTGATCTTCAACACAATCGCTCTGGCAATAGGGACCATCAGACATGCCTCAAGAACCAGACGGCGACGATGAAGTCACGAAAAAGTCTCCGATTGATTCGCTACTGGTCGATCTCGAGCAAATTGACGTTCAAGATAACGAAGGCTTTCAAGCCTGTGTCCTGCATCACTCCCGATTGCAATCGCTTCTGGGCGTCTGGCTACATGCCTCTCAAATGCAGTTAAGTAGCGAAGACGACCTGGTCATGGACGAACTCCGTCAGCAACTAAAACTCCTCTTGGCCGATCAGACCCACGACAAATACCTGAAGACAGTGAGCGTTTTTCGTGCGGGAGACTACACGGCAGAACCGGAAAAGATTTAGTTTGCATCAACAATTGTTTATCTGTTAATATATATAGGTGAGTATCTATCCATTGCGAGGAAAATATCGTGTCTGAACCGGAACTAAGTCTGGTTTACAAGCTGGCTCCAGCACCGAGGGTTGATAATTCCGACTCTGGCGGGTTCGCTGGCTATGCTTCGACATTCCATTTCCTTGATTATCATGGCGACATTATTGCCCCAGGTGCTTACAAGGCTGATATCCAGAGGTTTATGTCCAAAGGGTTTATCGGTGGCGTGAATCACGACCATGCGAATCCCATCGGCAAGCCAGTAGAACTCTTTGAGGATGCCAAAGGGCTGTTCCTCGAGGCGATTCTGGTGGATACGGTCAAAGCTCAGGAAGATCGCAAGCTCATCACGTCAGGCGTTGTCAAGGAATTGTCGGTGGGTATTATCCCATTGCAAATTAAGCGAATGACGAAGAAAGACACGCTCGACTATTGGAAGAAGGCTGGATACAGCCCATCCGAAGAAGAGTTGATGCGAGCCGAGAGCGGTTCACGCCTGATCAAACGAGCCAAACTACTGGAAATCTCTCCAGTCGCACTCGGTGCAAACGAACAAACAGCCATCTCGTCCTTCAAAGCTGGGCGAAAGATCTCTCAAACAACGGCAGACCTACTGGCCCAAGTGTGCGCCCAGGTCAAAGCGTCCTACGAAATGCTTGAAACTCTGCTTGTCGATGCCGGAATCAAATCCGAATCGGAAGAAGAACCCGCCGAAGCTCCGGCCCAGGCAAAAGTTGCAGTTGAAGACCCATTAAACGACCTTCTCGAAGCGTTTCGCGCCTACATCAAGGAGTAATCCCATGGCAGCATCGCCAAAATTGCGTGCTGAGTTCAAAAGTGCCTTTGCTGAGGCTGAAGCACTTCGGTTGAACGAAGATCGCAACGACGACCAGACAGCTCGCTACAAGGCAATCTTGCAAGAGACCCTGCCTACGCTCAAAGCCAAAATCGACGAAGCCGACGCCCTCGACTCCGTAAACCTCGATTCCTATCGCGACCTGACAAACAAGTCTGTTGGCACGCCTTACAGTGGCTCAACACGCTCTGCCGGGTTCACAACGATCTCGGATTCAGGTGAGGTCCAAGACGATGGTCTGGGCATCCTGACAGAGAAACAAAACAAGTCGATCTCGACTCCAGAATACGCCCGTGCTTTTAAGGCTTTCCTCCACTTTGGTGAAGACAAGCTCAAGAACAACTACGCTCGGACATTCAAAACGCTGGTCGAAGGCATCGACGAAGGTGCTGGCTATTTCGTACCACCTGACATGCTCAACGAAGTCATTCAGCGTAAGCCAGCCCCAACAACCCTGCGAGGTCGTGTTCGTCAGATCACCACCAACAGCAACCGTGTTGTCATGCTGCGTACCACTTTCCGCGACGATGTCTACACCAGCCCGATTCAGGGTATGTGGACAGGCGAAGCCGGAACACCAAGTGCTTCCCTTGAGCCAACCTTCGGTGAGGTCTCGATCCCAGTTCATGAATACATGGGCCGGATTTCGATGTCCAACACGCTCTTGGAAGACTCAGGATTCAATCTGGAATCCTACTTCAACCAAGAGTTGCAAACCTGGCTGGATCTCCATTACGAGAAGCACCTTGCTTACGGTACGGGTGTAGGCCAACCTCGGGGCATCTGGAACTCGATTTCCAGCAGTTCGGGTGGCGAGGCAGGTAAATTCGGCTTCGTGACTGCATCTGGTTCTAGCTCGACGCTGGACGCTGATACGGTTAAATCCATGCGGTTCAGCATTCTGCCTCAATACGCCCAGCCAAACTTCAGCTTCGTGATGCACCAGCAAACAGCGAAGACTGTGAGCCTGTTCAAAGCGTCCAACGGTCAGTACCTGTTCCAAAGCGGTCAGAACTTCCCTGGCATCGTCCAGCCGATTCCTGACTCGATTGACGGGTTCCCAATCAGCTACTGCCAGTTCGCTCCTCTTCAAGGTACGAGTGGTAACGCAGTTGCGTTCTTCGGATCGCTGCAAGGCGTGTTCATGCCGATTCGTATGGGCTTATCCGTACGGGTTTTAAATGAAATCGAAGCCGTGAACAATCGCCGTGTTTACCTCTTCCGTTTGCGTTGGGGTGCTGACACAATCCAAGAACAATACGGCAAATTCATCAAGGTATCTTGATATAAGCACAAGAGGAGAACCATATGTCACGTCATAATCAGCTCTTAAGTGGTGTTCAAGTCAAGCACCTTGTGTTTACCTCGGGAAACAGCTCGTCTGTTCAGGTAAACAGTGCCAACGGACTCTTCGGTGGGGTGACCTTTCTGGTTAACTTCGCTCTAGCTGCATCCTCGGCAATCAAGGTTCAGGAATCAGCCGATGGTTCTACGTGGACTGACCTTACGGTCGGTTATCAGGTATCAACCACATTTGGCGTACCGATCACTGCCGTCCCTGCTGTTCCTGGTGCTGCAATCTCTGCATCTGCTACGACAGCCGCGACAAACCAGTTCCTGGCAATCAGCGTCAACCACCCAGGCAAGGACACGGCTGTCCAAGTGTCAAACACAACCGCTTTTGTGAGCAAGCCTTACATGCGTGTTGTAGCGACCACTGGCACAGCCACTTACGGGGTTGCCCTGCTTCACAACTCCAATCTGACTCCGGTTCCGCAACCTGATGTCGCTATCGAGACCAAGGGAACCAACTGATTCCCACCTTTCGGCCCTCTGGGGCGACCTTCGGGTCGTCCCTTGGGGTTCGAGAGTTTAAGGAGACCCTGTGGATATTCTGCTGACTCTAACCGAATGCCTGACGTATATTCCTTCACTAGCGGATGCTCCATCGGCTACTGTACAGGTCTATATCGATGCTGCTTCGAGATCAGTAGAGAAGTTCTGCAACCGGATTTTCCTATCTGACACAGTCACCGAGCGTTACGTTATCAACCAAAGCCAGCGTATCTACCTCCGCAGAACACCAGTTACAAGTGTTTCCCGAGTCGCAATCTACCAGCAGTCAGACCCTGTCAAGGGCGATTCCTGCGGCTATGTGGACAGCTACAACTCCAGCGAAACAAACCTGACCGAAACAAAGCTGGACATCAATCTCGAATACGTTCTCGAGCCATCCACAGGCGTGCTTACATTCGTCAATCCATATATAAACAGATTTAAGTCATTCATTAAGCAAGATAACCCGTACAGTTTGCAATATTTTTACACAGTTGATTACACGGGTGGTTTTGACTATTGCCCAGATCCTGTAAAACTCGCAATTGCCCAGCTGGTCAGCAGCATGTACTCATCTTCAAAGTATGACGATTCGCTCCAGTCCGAAAGGATTGGCGATTACTCATACACGCGATCTGGTGCTACACCCTTTCTTACAGCAAAGCATCCCGTTGCTAACCTTTTAGCTCCTTACGTGAGGTATTCAGTCAATGGCATTTGACGACTTCCTCAACCAGACTGCCGTGATCAGCGAACTGCAATCCCTAAAGGATGTTCAGGGCGGCGTGTATCAATCCTGGATACCCGTTCTGACAGTCAAATGCCTTGTCCAGCCTAGATCCGGTGGTGTTGACCGTGAAGATGCCAAAGACGGTTCTGCTGCAACGCATAACATCCTGCTTAAAGGCTCGCGTAACCTTACGGCACGCAATCAGATAAAGGTTGGAACATATGTTTATAACGTGGTAAGATGTAATGACTGGAATTCTTTGAGCCATCACACAACCGCTGAATGCGTAGTGGAGACATCCTGATGGATATTAACTCCGCAATGAAACTGATTAATCAGATCGCAAAGAGCGGCGTAACGTCCGGTTCCAGCCAGAGCATGCCCCAAAAGGCCTCGAAGCAGTGGATCTCAGACAATAATCAGGTTCAAAAGATTAACTCCGCTGCCTTGGATGCTGTCGCAAGACATGCCGTACGAATAGTAAAGACATCATTGGGCGAAAAGTATCCACCGTCCTCTCAACCAGGCGAAGCCCCTGCACGCAGAACGGGAACTCTCCAAGATTCAATCCACTGGCGAAGGGGCGTAGAATCCCGTCAATTCCCAGGACCAGCCAGCAATTCTGCCAGCGACGAGAAGAGATTTGCCGCCAAGAAGCCAGCAGATTACGCATGGCGAGATAAGATCCAAAGAGAAGGTTTCAGCGACAACTCGGCCATTACGCCCTACCCAGCCCGACAGAACAAGTCCATTGGAACTCGAATCATTCAAGTGAATCCTCGGGCTGTAGACAGATCTGAACGCAGTCGCCTTGAGTATTACAGCTTTTACCTGGAAACGGGTTGGTATTCCAAGGGGAACGACGGGTTTGGCGACAAACGACCTAAAAGCGAAGGTTCGGGCCAGAAAATCAAACGGCAGTCTGTCCCCAAGAGCGAGAAGCGGGAAGGCCCAAAATGGAATCCATCACGACCCTATCTATCACGACTGGCTTGGCCTGATACCGCAAAGGAACTGGAGGGAGTCTACAAGGCCTACCTGAGAGACAAACTTCCAGCTGCCTTTAAATCGCTCGCAGATAAAGCGACCCTCAAGGTCACTTACAACCGTGGTCTTCGTGTTCCGTACATTTCCGACAACAAAAATCGTCTCTAGAGGCGGGTCTCGTAAATGCCAACCTCAATTGGATCTGAAACAGGTAACGGTACTACTACAGGGGGAACCTCCATGCCCATCACAGCTTCCGGCGTAATCAGCGCGTCTACCAGCATGACTCTGACCGATTCTGATGTGAATAGCACATCCACGGTCACTCAGTCAAACTCACTATCATCCGTCACTCGGCCATCCACAGGGGTTCCCGCCTCGCCTACAGCGACAGAACTCACCCAGATGTACGCCGACCGCATCTTCAAGAAGACTTATACGGGCATCGCGGCCAATGCGACAACTACCGTATCGCTCAGTTCATTCCCAGACTTGTTTTGTAACACTGGCACGATCTCTAAGGTCAACTCTGTCAGCGTCAAGAACAACTCCAATGTGCCGATCAATTTTGTCTTTGACAACCTGACAGGTGCTACGGGCGACATCATCAAGGTTCCGTCTTACGGATACGCACAGATTGGCGCACCTCTGGATGGAATCGCTGTCACCGCAGCCAACTTCACTTTGACGTGTGCCACAGCTAACTCCACAGCCGATGCCGTTGTGACAATCGCCTACCAACGATGATTCCATTTGCCCAGATCGTCAACCGCTGGACAGCTTATTCAGTAGCTCCGATGTATGTCGGGGCTATTCCTGAAGGCTTGTTCCCACCTTATGCCGCACTCAACGTGGTGCAAAGCAATCAGGTGACACTCAGCGGAAACGCGATACTCTGGACGGAGTCTCTTCTGCAATTGAGCGTGGCTCACACAACACTTGCAAACTGCGAGTCTCTGGCTTCGGTAGCGATCCAGACTTATGACCGCAAGAAATTTGACGGGGTTGCTGACATGACACTGCTCAATCGAGCCACCTCTTACAGCGAACAGCCCAACCTTACAGGCAACCGCATATGGACTGCGACTTTGGAATTCCGAGTCAGACACTAATATCCCACCAAGGAGACTCCGATGGCAGTAACACCAAGACCAACGCCAGTTGACAAATACGCACTAGGGCGTAACAGCTTTGTAGAACTCTACTTTCGCGGCCTGACCTCAGCAGCAAGCACCTATGACGTAGGGTTTTCCATCTGTATTTCCGAAGGGACGCTTTCCCTGGACACAGATACTATTGAGATTAACTCTAATTGTCAGAATGGATGGAAGGTTAAACTTCCTGGACTAAAGTCTGGGACTCTCAGTTTTACAGGCTACATCGCCTCGTCTGTGAATCAGACTCCCGGTCCTGGTATGACCTTTGATCCAACCACAGCCCGAAACAAGCATGACATCATGCAGTACCTCGGCGAACCGTGCGTTGCTTTCGTCTATTC